TCATGCCGAAGGGGCCTCCCGCCGGGCACGGCGATTGGCATCGATCTGAAGAGCGGCAATCACTTTGGACAGCTGATCCGGGTTGCACCATTCCAGGCGTCCTACCTTGAACATGCGGCGGGCGACCGAGTGGGCATATTCCCACTCACGCCCCGAATCAGCCAGCAGCGCCTCGATCTTGGACAGTTGCGGGGACAGGTCGCCCTTGGGGCGGCCGGCCCAGCGCTTGGCCGCATATGCCGCCTTGGCAGGAATGCCACCCAGGCGACGTAATTCGTTGGCGATCGCATCGAGCTGCCGGCGATCGCACTTGCCGGCGCTGCGCTGGGCCGGTCCATGTTCCTTGGAAACGCGCTCGACCAGGTCACGATAGACGTCCTCGGAGAGGCCGAGTTTCTTGGCACCGGCATGGATGGCGGCCAGTACCCGGTTACGGCCGTCGCCGGCCTTGCGAGCGCGGGTCATGCCTTGCTCCTCGCGGTCTGGGCGGCTCGAAGGGCGGTCTGCCATGCCGGCACGTCCTGGCCGGCATGATCCAGCAGCTGCAGCAGGCCGGGACGGGCGCCAGGCACGATACGGCCACCGGCCTTCAGTACGTCGGCGACTTGGGCCTTCTTCGTCAGCGGATCACGGCGCATCAGCGGCCCCTCCTCGCTGCCGGTTTCGGTCAGTTCCTGCTGGATCAACGACAGCGTCCGCGTGCGGCACTCGTTGAACCCGTCGCGCCATGCCTGACCGGGGGTCAGGTCATCAATCGGATCTCCAATCTGCTCGCTCAACCACATCGGCGGCACACAGTGATGCCGCTCCAGGGCCTTGGTCGGCATAACGATCGGCTGAATCAACCATGCGTCTTCATCCTCCTTGGCGAAGGCCTCGGCGTCGGTGCGACGAGCGAAGTGCAGCGCCGCGTCCCTGTCGGAAGTCCACTCGGGACCGAAATCGCCCCACCTCCTCCAGCGGGCACCTTGCCCGTCAGCGACCACCCAGCCCTGGGCCGGTGTGGGCCTCACAATTGCGTCATGCAGGTCCATTGCCTGTTGGTTGTAGCCGTTACGGCGCTGACCGGCGTTGTACGCGCCATTGATCAGGTCCAGTGCGCGCTCATACGGGACAACCAGCCCCACTGGCTGACAGATAGCGAGGGCCGCATCCACTGCCGCCCTCACCGCCGAGCGGGAGAGACCATTGGCCACGGCCCGGGGTGCTGCCTTGTAGGCCCGCCATGCCGCGTCGTATACGGTCTCATCCATGAGGCACCTCCACTTCCTCAACCTGCATGAGGCAAGGATCGAGGTCGGGTCGGTCGTCCCAATCGACCAGGCGGATCCCGTGGGGTGATGGCCACCCTTCCAGCTGGTCAAACTCGCGCTGCATGCCTTCGGTCGAATAGCTGGAGTTCACGTCCAGCACCCACCCCATGAACTCGGCGCCAGCCATCTTGATGACGACCATTACCGCGTCGCCATCGGCTCCATCAAGGCGCTCTTCGGCGCCCGTCCAGAACTTGTTGATTTCCGCCGCCAGCTCCGGCGTTAGGATGCTGTGGTCGATCTCCAGCTGCACTTGGCCTTCGCCCCAGTCACGTTCGATTCTGTAGCGCTTGATGGTCATGTTGAGCCTCAAGGGGTCTTTGAAAGGTGGAAGGCCTGTTCCAGCATCAGGAACAGGCGACGGATCTCGCCACTCTGCAGGGCAAAGCGGGCGTCGAACTCGGCGCGGTGGCTATCGGCGTCGACCTGCTCCAGCTGGGAGAGCGCTCCGTCCAGGAACTTCAGCTTGCGCACCACCAGGTCCTCGCCCAGCTCGAAGGACAGCGCGTCCTCCAGCACCAGGGCCAGACGGGTGACCTGCTTGCCGGCATCCAGATGCTTATCGATCTCGTCGCTGCGCAGCTCCTGGTCGCTGCAGCGCACCTTGGCACCACCCTCGACCGGATCGCGTAGTTCGGCGGACTCCCCGAGGGACAAGCCATCCGGCAGGGGCTCACCAGCGATCCAGCCAGTCAGGATCGAGCGCGGCGCGACTTCGGCGTTCAGCGGCATCGCCGGGAAGCTGCCGAGCAGGCCACGGATGTCGGACACGAGGGCCTCAGCCACCTTGCGGCTGGAGGTATCTACGGCCACATAGCCGTGGGCCAGGTCCAGGATCGCGTCGTGGCGACTGTTCTTGACGAAGGCCTTCGGCAGCAGCTCGTGCAGGATGTCGTCCTTCATGCGCTTGCGTTCACGACCGCCAGGTCGACGCCCTTGTTCCTGTTCCAGGACCTGAAGACGGGTCTCCAGCGCACGGTTGACCACCGCGCCGGGCAGGATCTTGTCCTCGCCGCCCACGGTCAGCCAAAGGAAGTCGCCCTGCCGGCACGACAGGTGCTCCTGCTCCTCACGACCGAAGGGAGAAATGAAGCCTCGCGAGTTCATTTCCAGCGGGCCGACCGGCTTCAGCACGCCATACGGCAGCACGGATTCGACTTCGGAGAAGTCGGTGCTGCTCGGGAAGCGGAACAGCACCAAGTTACGCATGAACATGGCGGCTCTCCTTCTCGGCACCGTTTTTGAACAGGTCGATGAGGCCGGGTGGGCAAGGCCCCTGCCACACAAGCACCGGCGGGTGGATCAGCAGCGCCAGGATGGCGTCGAGGGCCGCTTCGGCCTGGGCCTCGCACTTCTCGGCCATGCCATGCCCGACCTGGCGAGCTATGGCTGTGGCCACCGCCCGCTTTGTCTGCGGGTCGCGCAGTCCACACACGAAGTCGAGCCCGTCCATGCGCCGGATCGTGTCAGCCGTGGTAGACGCCATCGCACCTACCGCCTGCTGGGCGCACGGACCGCACATCGGCGATTCCGCCAAGCCGGTGGGCATGTCGCAGTTGACGCACGCGTTGCGCGGGCCGGAGGTGGCCACCTCAACGTCGGTACGCTCTTCGAAGTGCAGCAGGCCCGGCTGGGAGATATGACGTTTCAGGCGCCAAGGGAAGACGTCCCCGCGCGCCTCGATGTACTGCACCGCTTGGCGGATGGCATAGCGAGCGGCGGCGGCATCCTCGCACTTGGCGTTGCCGCAGGTGGTGTCGCAGAAGCGCAGCCCGTCCAGCTCCACCGCCGGCGCGTGGATCTCCACGTCGGCCCGCGCAGCCTGGTCAGCGATCGCCACTGCCAGCGCCAAGGTGCTGGCATTCAGTGCACCGCGAACGCCGTCGAAGCGGAAGGTGCAGGTGTCTCGGATCTTCGGCATGTCAGACTCCGGCCACGTCGAGGGAAATGGGCTGGTACTGACCCCGTGCATCGCGCTCGTAGAAGCGCACGTAGGTCTTGCTGCCCACCACCGTCACCGCATCACTGATCGCGGTCATTGCCCGCTGCCAGCGGGCATCATCGAACTGCAGCCGGCGCAGTGACAGCACCTCTGCCGTCTTGATGCTGCCGTCCTGGCCCACCTTGAAGGCGCTGTTGACCAGGGTGCGCAGCTCGGCGCGCGAGCCTTCGGTCCAGTCATTGAGGCACTCATCGATCAGTGCCTTTGCGGCTTGCAGACGCTCATCGAACTGGATGGTGTCCTGGCAGGCGCGCAGGATCTTGAAGCGGCCATCGTAGGAATACAGGCTGACGTTGCCCTTGTCGCCGCCGATCTTGGCGCCGTACTGCTCGCCGCTGAGCTGCACGAACGCGCCGATATCGGCGAACGTATCCGCCTTGAAGGTGCGCAGTGCTTCGCGCAGCTCCAGGGCGCGCTGGATCTTCTCCTGCACCAGCTGGTCGCGGGCCAGATCGATCGGCTTGATCTGTGCCTCGGGCACCAGGCGACCATTACGGTCTTCGCGGTAGCCTTCGGGAATGGATGGGGTCATTGGGCGCCTCCTTGGGCGGCGGGGGTGACAAACGGTTGAGTGGGCCGAAGGACGTCGGGGACGCCTTCGACATGGATAGGGCTGTTGGCGGTGAACCAGCCGGCTCGCCAGCGGCGGGCGGCATCCAGCGAGATCCTGAGCAGGCCGGAAATGCGCTGCGGGGTGAGCTGGCGCGGGTTCTGCATACGAGCCCACAGCGCAAAGCGCATCGCGCACAGGTGGTCGTAGCGCCGGCGGCCGGTGCGAGCCATCACTCCACCCCGCCGAAGATGCGATCGAAGTGGTTGTGCAACGAATCGACCAGGCGACCACCGAGGTAAGGCGGTAACTCACCTTCCAGATCCTCCTGGGACTGGCACACGGTGCCGATGGAGGGCGTCAGCGGGCCTTTGTCGAAGGCGGGACCTTCGTAGCCCCCAGCAGCAGACCGGGCCTTCTGCGCCCCTGTCATACCCGGCCGGGTACCACGCACACGCTGCGCCTGCGCGGCAGCCAACGCCGCTTGGTCGATCTTCCAGTCGGGGTTGAGGCGGTAGTTGCGGGCCAGCCCTTCGCCGACGCGCAGGATCATTCCGCACCGCACCGCCTTGGCGACCGCGTTGGACACATAGCCGCGGTAATGGAAGCCGTGCTCCATCACCCGATCGATCAGATCCGCAGAACGGACCACGCTGGCGCCCAGTGACAGGGCGATAGCGTGCTGCATTGCGACGCTGGGGACGGCGCTCATGGCTGAACAACCTGCGGCTGCGTGATGCCGGCTTCCGTACGCGTCAGCACGATGACCGGTGCAGGGCTGGGCGTAGTGCGAGCGACCACGCAAACCACCGCGCGGTGCTTGCCGTCGACCTTGCTACGGGCCTGGGCGTCTTCGATCGCCTTGTCCGAGTCGGTGAAGGTGTCGCCACCCACCCACTCAGCAGGGACCACCAGGAACTGGCCGCGCTCAGCCATGAGCCACCTCCCGCAGCATCGGAGGACGCTGGGTCCACTCCAGCTGCACGCCCTGGTACTCAGCGGCCATCACGCGGTCCTGCCCGCCGCTGCCGTTGGGCTGGCGGCGCTTGAGGTGGCCACCCACCATCGTGGGAGGGCGGTCCAGAATCAGCACCGCGCGACGGCCATTGCTGTGCAGGCCCAGGATCTCGATGCCGCTGTTCTCCAGCTCGCGTGCCGTGTTGGCGGCGGCATACAGCACGTCGGAATTGCGTTCATGGTTCATGGTTGGATTCCTCGTCGGTAGCGGGCTTGTCCAGCCCGAGTTGTCCGTACAGATCCGGGAGCGCAACGCGCTTCATCGCGCTGACCTGCTCCAGGGAGGTCATGGCGCGCCCGACCAGGAAGGTGCAGGCGCGGTCCAGTTCGGCCGCACTGGCGGCCAGGTGGTAGCCGTGAGCCGGGTGGGCGCAGATCGGGTGCCCCTCGCGCCGCAGCTGCTCGATGATCTGGCGCAGGCGGCGCTCGTCGGCGGTGCTGGTACGTGAAGTGATCTGCTGCACCAGGTCGCGGGCAGTGATGCCGTTGACGGCGCCGCGACGGCCCTGCAGCTGCAAAAGCACCGTCTGTGGGGACAGCTCTTGCGGTAGCAGGGCCAGCTGCATGTCAGATGGCCCCCCGATCAATGCCGGCGGCGATGGCCAGGTCGAGAATCTCGTCCAGTTCCAGCAGCCAGCGCTTGCCGGTGCTGTGCGAGATCACCATCACGCCGCTGTGGATCCACACCTCGACCAGGTACTCACGCCTGGTTTCAGGGTCCTGCACTTGGACCGTTCCCACTCGCGACGCCGTTGGGAACATGTGGCGGTCGTGCACCAGCACCCCGATGGACTTCTTCCGTTGGGGGTGCTGGGCGCTGTGGCGCTTGCGGTTGCACACTTGGCCGAGGCAACGCTGGAGGGTAGGAACGGCCATCATTCCTCCTCGTCGTCATCGCCGTCGCGCAGCTGGTCGACCAGCGCACGCAGCTGCTGCAGGTTGAGGCTGTCCAGCAGCGAAGCCATGCTCTGCCCGTCGCGCCACTCGATGCCGGCGCGACGGAACAGATTCCGGTGCATCACCGTCACCTGTCGATCAGGTAGCTCGGCATCGCGCATCAAGTGAAAAGCGAAGCTGCGCAGGTACTGCGGCCCAGAGGCGTTGTAATCAACCATGAGCCACCCCCTCGCGCTGCAGCACCTCGGCCGGAACATGCGCGGTGATGCGCTCCCAGTTGGCGCGCGGCACGATCACCACCTGGAGGATGTCCACGTTGATCGGCTCGGGTCGGTCCTGCATCTCGAAGGGAATCAGGATGGCTTGGGTGGCGAAGGGCCACGCATCGCCCTGCGGCGCCTTCACCATCGCTTCCACTGCCGGCCAGCCTTCAGTTCGAATCGCCATGTCAGCGGCCCTCCTGTTCGTCGCGAAGACGCAGCAGCCGTTCCAGCTCAGCCGTGCCCAGCGCCAGGCCACGAACGACGTTCTGGATGCGGATATCAACGTCGTCTTCTGGGTCATCCTCCAATCGACTGAGACCTTCCCAGGCGCTGGGGTTGAATGCGCTGCCGGCGACCAGCTGCTGGAGCGGCGCTATCTCCATCGCACCGTTCGCATCGACACTGACAACGTCCTGGTTCATCCACGACGGAAGCAGGTAGAAGGCTGCAGCCGCTGCGAGCTCCTCCTGTGCATGCTCGTCGTCGTGTTCGGCGGAATAGCCCTTCTCGTCGATCTGCCGATGACGTTCATCAGCGACAAGACCGAGTGCGGTTTTGAGCGAGGTGGTCAGATCCGTGCGCATCTCACGCCCCCCGCACGACGTCGGCGGTGACGGTCGGCACGCCCAGGTCAGCGGCGCGGTTCATCGCAGCGGTCAGGGCGTTCTGAACCGCCAGCGGGTACAGCAGCGATCCGGCGCCGCGCGAAGGAACCAGCTTGGTGCGGAGAGCGTCGATGGCGCCCTGATCCACCACCTTGTCCAGCGGCACCTGGGCACGCTTGAAACGGTGCGACAAGTACGCTCCCAGCTCATTGTCCAGTGGAGGCAGCGTGATGATCTCGATTCGCTGCACAACCTCGCGTACCTCCGGGTTGTGTTCGGAGAGCTTCACGCCCAGCTCAGGCTGGCCGATCAGGATCACCGACAGCAGCGGGCGCAGGCCGTCCTTCAGCTCCCGGAAGCGCTTGAGGTGCTTCAGGGTCGGCAGCGGCAGGCTGTGGGCCTCTTCGATCACCAGCACATGGCTGTGGCCGGCGCGAGCACTGTCACGCAGCGATTCGTGCAGCTGGCGGAAGCGGGCCTCGGGGCTGCTCTTCGGCTTGGCCAACGGGGCGACAGCGGCCATGATCGCCTCGGCGATATGGTGGCTGCGCAGGGTCTTGCCCACCGCGTCGCTGCCTTCGCTGGCCAGCACGTAGGGCTGGATCACAATGACGGCCTGCTCTTCGCGCTGGATGCGATCGACCAGGTCTTCGCGCAGCGTGCTCTTGCCAGCGCCACTTTCGCCGATCACCGCAGCAAAGCCGCCGTGACGGGCCACCTGGTACATGCTCTCGCGGACATAGCGGATATCCGGCGACAGGAACACCTCTTCGGCACTGGCCGGATCGGCGAAGGGATTGCTGGTGAGGCCGAAGTGACGCTTGGCCTGTGGAGTCAAAGCCTGAAAACGCAGTAGCATGGGATCTTCCTCGTCGTGAATGTCGTTGTCGTTATCGGTGTCTTGCGGTGGGGAAACTGGGGCTGGCGTGACCCCGCACGTCGGCCCCTCCTTTTCATGCCAGTGGGCGTCGGTCACGCCGTGCTGGGTCAGGCAGGAACTGATGGCAGCGCGCACCGCTGCCGGGTCGCAGCTGGTGGGCAGCTGGCCGTGGTTGATCAGGGCATTGAGGGCCGGACGGCTCAGGCCTGCAGCGCTGGCCAGGTCTCCCTGCTTGATGCCGGCCTCGGTGAGCAGGCGTTTCAGACGCAACGTCATGGGCGGGCCCTCCGCCCCTGCAAGGCAGCCTTCGCAGCGGCATAGGTGTTGAAGCCAGCCTTTCGCGCAGCGATCTCCAGAGCTTGGCAGTAACCGAATCCGTCGCGTTCCTGGATCAGGCGTGCGTCTTTCTTGATGCTGTCGAGCGAAGCCATCACGCGGCACCTCCTTCCACCAGGCGCAGGGCACCGCGCTCAGGTGTTGCCAGGGTCTGCGCCCAGGATTCGACCTGATCCACAGGCAGGCCTTCCGGCCAGCGCTGTGCGGTGCGGGCATAGTGGTCAGCCGTCCAGGTCGAACCCGCCGCCTCCAGCAGGGGTTTGAGGCGCATAGCCGCTTCCACGTGGTTCAGCGGCGGCAATTCCGCGCGGATGGGCGTGACCGAATCGACCGTGAAGCGAGGGGCCTCGACCACATCGGGGACCGCGACGTCGACGCGATGACCCCGGCGCGGCAGGTGCTGGATCTCCGGCGCCTGCTGCACCGACTTGTAGGGGTCGATACGGCCACCGAACGGCATTGCCTTGGCCTTGCGCTGCGCCTTGGCTTGCTCGTCGGTCTCGGCATCCATCGCCAGGCGCTCGACCCGCTTGCGGTTTGTGTCCGCCGGGGTGTCGGCGTGCGCGTGGTATGTGCCGACCGCCACCGCACCGGTGAACCCGTATGCGTCTGCTTCCAGCGGCTCCATCGTGTACCAGGTGTCGCGGCCAGCATCGTCTGTGAACAGCGCCTGCGCACCGAACTCGCTACCGAAGGCATTGCGGGCGACCGTGAGCTTCTGGCCCACGATCACGCCCGGCACGCCCGACACGTCGTAGGTCTTGCCCAGGAAGCTGATCCGCAGGAGCGGGTTGACCTTGCGCAGTTCCGGAGCGCGGGTGGCCAGCTTCATGCAGTCCTCGGTCGCCGGTACCAGGCGCAGCTGATCGGGCTTGATCGTCATCCACGCCTGGTAGCGCGAGGACTTGTGCCGGGTGTGTTGAGCGGTGGCATTGAAGTTGCGCATCCAACGCCACGCCGATGCGTTGAGCTGCTCCAAGCTCTGCACGTTGTCGAAGCGAAGGCGGTGCTCGAACTTGCGTTCGATCAGGTCGTTGGTCTTTTCGACTTGGCCCTTTGCCCACGGCTGGCCCGGCTGATTGATCCAGATGCGAATACCCAGGGCCGCGCACAGGTTCTTGAACATCGCACCCGTATTGGCGCTGCCAGGGTCCACCATCACCATCGTCGGTGCGCCACAGAACGGATCAGCCGCACCGCGGTACTGCATGGCGTTGATGAAGGTGCGGCACAGGTTCTCGCCGCTCTCGGCGCCCAGCACGTATTCCACGTAGAAGGCGCCGCTGGTGTGGTCGGTGAACACGTAGCGCCAGACGCGCTCGTTCTCGACGCGCGCCAGGTTCTTGGGCTTGTTCTTGTAGAACTCGCTTGCCGGCATCGCATGCAGGCCGTCCTGGCGCTTGAGGTAATACAGCACGCACAGGCTGGGATCGGCCTGCCACACCTGGTTGGGATGTTCGCTGGCCAGCTGAACCTTCGGTGCAGGTGCCGACAGCTGATCAGGGTGCAAGCGATTGGTGCGTAAGGCCTTGGCTGCCGAGCTTTCGCTCAGCAGTCGGATCTCGCCGGTAGCGGCATCCACAGTCTCGCCGCGCACCATGCCATTGGCGCGCAGCATGTCGATGGCCTCGCCGATGCTGGCCAGGCGCTTGCCAGTACCGCGACGTGACTCCAGCAATACAGCGGAAATCAGTTCCAGTTCCTGCTGGGTCCAGTCGGAGTTGCCCCGATCGCTGCGGCGCTTGCGAGGCTTCAGCGAACAGGTCAGCTTCGAGACCTGCCGATACAACGTCTGTACGCTGCAGCCCCATTCGGCGGCGTATCGCTCGGCAATGGCGCGCTTCTGGCCGTGCCCGGCGCAGAGCAGGTCAGCAGCGGCCTGCTCGATCAAGCTGGCGCTGAGGGCCATATCAGCCCTCCCGCTTCCAGTCGGCCAGGCGGCGGTCATGGATCACCGTGACGCCCACCTCCTGATGGTCGCGGACAAGGCGCAGGTCGTTGATCAGGCTGGCGATGATCCCGGCCACCTGCTCATCAACGTTGAGGTCGTGTTGCTCGGCGTGCTGCATCAGCGTGATCACCGCGCCGCTGAAGCCGGCTTCTTCACTGCCGCTGGCGATGGCAAGACGCACCTGGGAGGCGGCCAGCTCCAGCTGGGTCAGCAGTTCCTGCGACTGCTCGTCCGGAGTGGCCTTCTTCCACTTCTTCTGAGCTTTTGCCGTCTTCTCCTCCGCCTTGTTGAGATCGTCGCTCAACTTGGTGATGCGCTGATCCTTGGCCTCAAGGTCGGCGCGGGCGTCGCGGATGGCGGCGCGCAGTTCGGCGCGGGACATCGTCTCAACATCGTCGAGCGACAGACCACCGGTCTCACCCTGTTCGGCAAGCTCGATGAACTGTTCCTCCGGCAGGGAGAGCAGTTCGATCAGGCGGCTCTGGCTTTTGGTGGCAGCGATCAAATCATTCGCATGCGAATGATTTGGCAGCAACAGCATGCGACGTGCTGCCTCGATCATCCTGTGAGCCTGCGGCTGGCTAAGATTCAGGCGCTGCAGCATTTCCACCCATTCCCCGTGTGCCGCGCATTCCCGGGCAACGACGAGGTAACGCCCGGCGCGCAGGAACGCTTCGCAGCCCCGACGCAGTTCGCTGCGGATGGCGTTCTCGTAGTGGTCCGGGTGCCACGGCAGGCCGTCACCGAACTGGTCCACCACCTCGCTCTGGTGCTCGCCCAGGGTGACCAGCTCCTGGCTGCGCTCGGCCAGATTGCTTGTATCCAGTTCCGGGGTTACAGACTCGGCTTGGGCGAGCGGCTTGGCGCCGCGCTTGTTGGGTTGCTTCTCTGCCATTTCGATCCTCGTCATCAGTTGGGGCTACGGCTGTAGCGGTTCTTGAAGTCGTCCAGCTGCCGCTCTTCGCGGAGCACCTCGTCGAGATGTGCCAAGGCGATCTGGACAATTCGGGGGGACAGGCGCCAGTTGTCTTGGTCATACGGGGAGCGCTCGACCAGGCCGTCCTCGGCCAGGCGCTGCAGGTTGCGCAGCGTGGTGCTGGGTGATTCGCCGATGCCATCGGCGATTTGCTTCAGGCGCAGGCCGGAGCGGCTATGCCCAGCGAGGCCGAACAGCAGGCGGGCGAAGATGCTCTGCTCGCTCATGCCGCAGCGTCCTGCTGGCGGCGCGCCAACTCTTTCAGGATCCGGACGGCGCGGCGGTCGGCTGCGTCGACGGCGCCGGCCAGCGGCAGGGTGTTGGCCAGAGACGCGTCTGACTCGACGGCGCGCTGCCAGTTGTTCACGGCGGTGGCGTACTGATCGCGGGCTGAAGCGAGCAGTAGCTCCAGTTCACGGGTCGGAATCTCGTCCAAGCCGCTCATCGCTGACCATCCTTTGGGCCGGCCTTCATGCCCAATGCGATCGCAGCCAAGTGGGCTTCGCCGAAGTTGCCCTTTCGTTTGCCTCGAAGGAGGTCGACAACGGTGTGGCGGTTGAAGCCATGCGAGCGGCTCCATTCAGAAATGGAAATTCCGCTGGCAAGCAAATGTCTCCGGACCTCTGATCCAGTTTTCAGGCTCATTGCAGTACCCTGTGGTCAATTGTGGCTACCTAGGGCACATCGTGGAGACATTTATGACCCTTGTCAATGGGTTCTGGAGACATTTTTGACTATCGGCGAAAGGCTTCGTGAGCAACGGCTCGCGCTGGGGTACTCGCAGACTGACTTTGCGGCGCTCGTCGGGGCGTCTAAAAAGACGCAAGGTCGCTGGGAGCTGGGAGAGTCGTCTCCGGGTGCGGAAGCGTTGGCCGGATGGGCGGAAGTGGGACTTGACCCGCTGTACGTGCTGGTGGGTCGCCGAAGCGTTTCTCAGGCCGGCATGAAAGAAGAGGAGTTGGAGCAATTCAACTTGCTGGTTAGCCTTTTCTGGTCGTCTTCTGACGATAGCCGGCGGGAGGTTCTGAACATCCTTTCGGCACTTCATCAGCGGGATGTTCGAAACGACACTGCACGAGGTGTGCGCAGAAGGCGCACTCCAGCGTCTGACTAAGGAGAGTGGAATGCCTGCATTGAAGAAGAAGCTGGTGCTCGGTTTTTGCTTGGCGATCGCGGCGTATGCGCATGCCAGCGGAGGCGCGCGCGAGGCTACTCAGAAGGAGCTTGCGGCGATTAAGGCTGGACTTGAAACTCAGCTTAAGGATGCCTCTAGTGCGCGATTCAGTAATGTCCGGGTCGATGGGGAAGGTTCATTCTGTGGCTTGGTGAATTCCAAAAACGGCTTCGGTGCGTATGGTGGTTACACCCCAATGACTGGATTGCTATTCGATATGAATGGAAAGTTGACTGCTCACGTAATGGGCCTCGACTCTCCGGAGGCAGTCCAACTGGTATGTGAAGACAAGGGGCTAAGCCTCCCGCCGATTTGACTTCCCATGTGTAGCGCGTCGATGTCCTGGGCACTGGCCTTTTAAAGTCCCAATTGCCTCTCGACGCTCATAAGAGTCACTCTTCGACGCGCGCCGCAGTGGCTCATGCGGACCGCGGTCCCAAGACTCTGGCTCAATAGAAACTGAAACTCTGCCCATCGGTTTGGCGCGCATTGGCGCACCTGGCCGACGGGCATCCTCGTCTGCCCGTCGGCCATCTTTCCCCTGGAGATGGCGCATGGCAGCAGAGCAACCCGGTAACAAGGCACTGCCCATCGCGGGAGGAATGTTGGCGACCATGCTGGCATTGCTGCTCGGTTTGGTGCAGCCCTTCGAGGGCTACTCGTCCCAGCCCTACCGTGATGTAGTCGGCAAGCTGACGGTCTGCTACGGCCATACGGCCAAGGTGGAACAGCGCACCTACACCCGCGCCGAATGCGAGCGCCTGCTTCAGTCGGACCTCGGCGTCGCCTGGAACACCGTGCAGAGCTGCATCAAGGTGCCGATGACGGACTACCAGGCCGCCGCCCTGACGTCGTTCGCCTTCAACGTCGGTCCCGGTGGCGCTGGGGTCAAGGACGGCTTGTGCTTCCTGCGCAACGGCCAGCAGCCGCGGATCCGTGTGTACGCCAACCAGGGCCGCTGGGATCTTGCATGCGCCCAGCTGAGCAACTGGGCCAATGCAGGAGGCAAGCCTTACAAGGGACTTGAACGTCGCCGCACGGCGGAACGTGCGATGTGCGAGGGCCGGCACTGATGGTCCGCACCCTGACCGCAACGGTCGCCTTGCTGCTGGTGCTCCTGCTGGTCGCCATCGCTGCAGCACTTCTCTATCGCGGCAATGCCCTGGACGCGCAGGCCCGTGATGCCACGGCGCAGCAGCGCGTGACCACGCTCCAATCGCAGTTGGACAGCGAGCGCAGCGCTCGCGACACCGAGCACACCCAGGCCAAGGAAATGGCTCAGATCGGAGACGAACATGAAGATGATCGGGAGGCGTCCGCGTCCATCCCTGCTGCTGTTGTGGCTGACCTGCGCGCTGGCAATCTCCAGCTGCGCGACGACCTCGCCACCTGTCACACCGCCCGCCTGTCCCAAGCCGTCTCTGGCGCCGTCGAACGTGATGCGAGCGCCCAACTACGTCCAGAGGTTGCAGGCGCTGCTCTTCAAATCGTCACCGAAGCTGAAGACCACGTCCGCTCCTGTCAACGCGTCATCGGCGTCCTCACCGGACAGCGCCCACCCGCCGAGGCCAACCCATGATCGTTGAAGTACAGCCACTCTACCTGGTGTGGTTCGCCGGCATCGGCATCACGCTGCTCGGCGGCCTGATCGCCGGCGGTCGCTGGCTGGTCAACCAGCTGCAGCAGCGCACTGATCAGCAGTTGGCCATCCTGATCAACGACAGCAAGCGCTGGCGCGAGGTTGAGAGCCACCTCACCGACTTCCGCCTGGAAGTTGCGAAGGATTACGTCCGCCGCGAGGACTATGCCCGCGGACAGAGCGTTATCGAGGCAAAGCTCGATGCAGTGGCCTCGAAGATCACGAAGATGCAAAGCAAGGGGAACACGCCGTGAGTCACGGAAATCAGGGCCCGGATCTGGGCAAGTTGCGCCGGGAGCAGCTGCGCTGGCTGATGCTGCTGGTGCTGGATCGCTCTCGTCCCTATCCGATCGGCGAAGCCGTCCTGGCCGGCGCCGCCCAGGACATGTATCCGGATGCCACCGCTTTGGAAGTGCGCAGGGAGCTGGATTACCTGGACACCCGCCGCCTGATCGACATCACCAAATCCCCTTCGGGGCCGTGGTCGGCTGAGCTGACGCGCCACGGTGTGGATATTGTCGAGTACAGCATCGACTGCGGGCCGGGCATCGCGCGCCCACCGAAGTACTGGTGATCCCATGCCTCCCGTGAGCAAGATCGACCTATTGCCGGCCGAGGTGCGCGACGAACTGGATCGGCGCCTGGTCGCCAATGCCTTCGGCGGCAGCATCTCGCTGTCCGAATGGCTCGGCGAGCAGGGCTATGAGATCAGCAAGACCACCGTCAACGAGCGGGCCAAGCGGCTCAAGCGCCGCCTGGCCTCGATCAGCGCCAGCACCGAAGCCATGAAGCTGGTGGCCGAGCAGGCGCCGGACAATGCCGCCGAGCGCGGCAGCGCGCTGATGGGCCTGCTGCAGACCGACCTGTTCGAAGCACTGCTGCAGTTTCAGGAGGCGGCCGACCAGGACGATGAGAGCATTTCCCCCGCCGATCGCATTGCGCTGTACAGCAAGGCGGCCAAGGCCATTGCCGAGCTGACCCGATCTTCCATCGTGCGAGAGAAATGGGCCGGCGAAATCCGCCAGAAGGCGCTGGTCGACGCGGCCAGCCGGGTCGAGGAGGCTGCACGGGCAAAGGGCCTGGACGCTGAGGGCGTGGAGTTCTGGCGCAACAAGGTGCTGCATGGAGTCGGCTAAGTGAGTGCACTGGGACCCCTACCGGATACCGAGCGCGTCCTGGACTGGGATGAGCTGCCTGAGAGCGTGCGCTCGATCTCGGCCAACTTTGACCCCAGCAAGGCTGGCGTGCTGATGGCCCATCAGTCCGAATGGATCCGGATGCAGGAAGGGCTGGATATCGCGGTCTGCGAGAAGGGGCGTCGTACCGGCATCACCTTCGCCCAGGCGTTGAGTGACACCATCACCGCAGCCTCTGCCAAGGACGCCGGCGGCGACAACGTGTGGTACATGGCCGACACCAAGGAAAAGGGTCTGGAGTTCATCGGCTACGTGGCCAAGTTCGCGCCGATCATTGCTCGAGGCCAGGCCTCGCGGATCGAGCAGCACATCTTCCAGGACCAGCAGCCCGATGGCACCAGTCGGCAGATCCAGGCGTTCCGAGTTCGCTTCGCCAGTGGCTTCCGTATCACGGCACTGTCCTCGCGCCCGGAGAACATTCACGGCCTGCAGGGCGTGGTCGACCTGGACGAAGCGGCGCTGCACAAGGACGTGGCCAAGGTGCTCGAGTCGGCCACCGCGCTGCTGATCTGGGGTGGCCGCATCCGCGTGTGGTCCACCCACCGTGGCAAGAAGAACCCGTTCAATCAGCTGGTACAGGACGTCCAGGCAGGTCGCTACGGCAAGAAGGCCGGGGTCATCCGCATCAGCTTCGATGATGCGGTGTCCAATGGCCTGTACGAGCGGGTCTGCGCCATGCGTGGCAAGGTGGCCACCGCCGAGGGCAAAAAGGAGTGGTACACCGCCATCCGCTCGGCCTACGGCCCGCGCAAGGCCGCCATGCGCGAGGAGCTGGACGTCATCCCGCGCGATGGCGATGGCTCAGCCATCCCTTCGGTCTGGATCGATCGGGCCATGCCCGAGGTCCGGCCTGTGCTGCGCCTGGTCTTCGATGATGACTTCCCCAAGCGCTCTGAGAAGGAGCGCGAGATCTGGTGCTCGGTCTGGATTGCTACCACGTTGCTGCCAGTGCTCCGTGCTGCGGTGGCCGGGTTCACTGGGCGCTGGGCGATCGGCATGGACTTCGCGCGCCACCGTCACTTCTCGGTCATCAAGCCTGCCAAGGTCGGGCAGGATCTGCGCCGCGACGTGCCGTTCCTGATAGAGATGGCCAACGCGCCCACCCGCCAGCAGGAGCAGATCCTGTGGGCGCTGCTGGACGCGCTGAAGGAAGAATTCCCTGGTCGCTGGTCATTCGCCGGCGATGCCACTGGTCCCGGCCAGACCTTGATGGAGTACACCGGCGACCGCTACGGCCGGGCTGAGCTCGATACCGAGACGGGCCGCTACATCGGTGGCCCAATCCACGAGGTCACCCTGTCGCGCCCCTGGTACGGCGAATGGATGCCCAAGTACATCGCGCTGTTCGAAGACGGCTTCCTCAGCCTGCCCAGGGACGCGTCCCTGGAAGACGACCACCGCGCAGTGGAGTACGTCGACGGCATCCCGATGGTGCCGCGTCTGGAACGGAAGGACCTGCAGGATCCGGAGCTGGTCCGTCACGGCGACGGCGCGATCGCCGGCGTGCTGATGCAGTTTGCCGCGCTCAACCACGTCACCTCGGTGCCCATCGAGTTCCAGGCGGCCGGCGCTCGCGCCTACATCGGCGACGGCCGAGCCGACGGCGTGGCCACCGTCGTGACCGATGATGCCTTTGGGACGGTCAGCGGCGGCAATGATTTTGGAGGATTCGCATGACCACCGCCCGCCCAGAGATTGGCCGCGAGATTGCCACCACCGCCGATGGCATCGACATCACCCGTGGCTACACCGGGCCGCTGCTGCTGCCCTTTGACAGTGTGCTGCGCAATCGGGGCGGCTACGACCTGCAGATCTATGAGCAGGTGCTCTCCGATCCGGAGGTGAAAACCACCTTCGGCTCGCGCCAGGACTCGGTGGTGGCCTGCGAATGGCAGGTGGAGCCTGGCGGCGAGAAGCGCATCGACCGCCAGGCGGCAGAGTATCTGCAGGAGCAGCTGCACGGCATCGGCTGGGACAACGTCACCCGCAAGATGCTGTTTGGCGTGTTCTACGGCTATGGGGTGGCCGAGATCCTGTACAAGGTCGACGGCACCCGCATCGGCCTGGAGGCGATCAAGGTCCGCAATCGCCGACGCTTCCGCTACGGCAAAGAAGGCGATCTGCGCCTGCTCACCCAGACCCAGATGACCGAGGGCGTCCCGGCACTCGCGCCGTACTTCTGGAACTTCTGCTCCGGTGCCGATCACGACGATGAGCCCTACGGCCTGGGGCTGGCGCACTGGCTGTACTGGCCGGTGCTGTTCAAGCGCAACGGGCTCAAGTTCTGGCTGATCTTCCTGGAGAAGTTCGGCATGCCCACCGCAGTGGGCAAGTACGACAGTGAGGCGACCGATCCGGAGAAGGCCAAGCTCCTGCAGGCCACGCGCGCGATCCAGACCGACAGCGGCATCATCATGCCCAAGGGCATGGAGCTGGCGCTGCTGGAGGCCGGGCGCAGTGGCACGGCCGACTACAAGGCCCTGCAGGACTACATGGATGCCACCATCCAGAAGGTGGTGCTGGGCCAGACCGCCAGCACCCAGGGCACACCCGGCAAGCTGGGCAACGACCAGCTGCAGCGGGAAGTGCGCCGCGACATCATCACCTCCGATGCAGACCTGGTGTGTGAGTCCTTCAACAAGGGGCCGGCGCGCTGGCTCACCGAATGGAACTTCCCCGGCGCAGCCATCCCACGGGTCTACCGCGTCACGGAAGAGCCGGAGGATCTGGACGCCACTGCCAGTCGCGACAAGAAGATCCTCGACCTGGGCTACAAGCCCAAGCAGGTCTACATGGACCAGACCTATGGGGACAACTACGAGCCTGTCCAGGCGCTGCCGGAGCCACCTGCGGTACCGACAGCGATCGATGGGCCGCAGTTCGCTGATGCCGGCGGTACGGTGGGTAGCCTGCTGCGCCGGCACTATCCGGCGGCCTTTGCCGACAGCACCCCGAAGGCACCTGATCCTGCCATCGGCCTGGGCCAGCAGCTTGATCGGCGACTGTCGCCCCTCGGTGCTGGTTGGGTGGAGCAGATCCGCCAGCTGGTCGATGAGGTCGATTCGCTGGAGGAACTGCGCGACCGGCTGTTCGAGCTACATCCGAACATGACCCTGGACGACTACGCCTCGGTGATGGCCGATGCGATGACGGCAGCGACGCTGGCCGGCCGCAGCGACGTCCAGGGCGCAGGAGGCTGATCAATGGCTGGGGTTGCCTACGCTCAACTGCCGTTCCAGGAGCAAATCGAGTTCTTCCGTCGCAAGAAGAACGTGCTCACCGAGAGCTACCTGGACGTGTGGGACGCCCAGCACGACACCAGCTTCATGGTGGCCGGTGCCAACCGTGACGCACTGCTGGCCGACTTCCGGCAGTCCATCGACCGTGTCATCGCCGAAGGCCGCACGCTGGAGCAGTTCCGCGAAGACTTCGACCGCATCGTGGCCACGCATGGCTGGGATTACAACGGCGGCCGGAACTGGCGCTCGCGGGTGATCTACGAAACCAACCTGCGTCAGAGCTACAACGCCGGGCGCTGGGCCCAGCTGCAGCAGCTGATCAAGGTACGGCCGTTCTGGCGCTACAACCACAACGATGCCGTCGAACACCCCCGGCCACTGCACGTGTCCTGGAATGGCATGGTGCTGCGCCATGATGATCCTTGGTGGCGCTATCACTATCCGGCCAACGGCTGGGGCTGCCAGTGCTACGTCGATGCGCTCAACGAACGCGATCTGCGCCGCTTGGGCAAGGACGGCCCCGACACGGCCCCTGAGGTTGTGATGCAGTCGGTGACGGTCGGGCAGCGCAGTCCCGGTGGACCGCGCACGGTGCTGACGCCGGCAGGCGTCGATCCTGGCTTCGGCTACGCGCCTGGAGCAACGGCGGACCACTGGCCCGGCGGGCGTGGTGGTCCGGTCACACCGCCCTCGCTGACAGGCCAACTGACCTCCGCTCTGCAGAGTGCACTGGAGACGGGCGCGCGGCTGCCAGCGGCGCCCGCTGCCGCCAGTGCCGCCCAGGCCTTGGCGCGGCCGCGTGCCAGGGACGCCCTGCAGGCCGGCTACGCCAGCTGGCTGGCCAGCATTGACGCTGATGCCGCCCACGCTGCCCGCTACCTGGCCGGAGCACTGTCGCCCGGACTGGTTTCGCAGCTGCAGCGTGCCGCCGTTCGCCCAGCGACGGCGGCCTTTGCTGTGTTGGCCGACCAGCTCCCCATCACTCGACCTGGCGCGGTGGCCATCGCCGCAGCCGAGCTGCCCATCCGCCTTCTCGATGCGGTGGCCATCCTGCTGGACGCTGCCGCAGGCCGCTTGCGCTATGTGCTGGCGGTGGGGCGTCCTGCCTTCATGGTGGTCGATGTGGCCATCTCGGAAACGGGCGTCAGCACGGTGCAGTCCCAGCTGCAGATGCTGATGCCCGCCGAACTCCAGCGCGGCGTTGCCGATGGCACGCTGCAGCTGCTGCAGGGAGAGATCTGATGGCGCAGTTTGAAGTCACCCTTGATTCGGCAACACCTGGTCTGGCCGATGCGCTGCGGCAGCTGGAGGGCGAGGCGCGCCAACTGATCTTGAAGGACTGGGGCGAGTACCTGCTGAGGTCCACGCGCGAGCGGGCCGCAAAGGAGCGGGACCCGACTGGACGTCGATGGCGCGCGCTTGAGCCCAGCTACAAACGCTGGAAACAGAAGAAGCGCCCCGGCGTGCCGATTCTGAAGTTCGATTTCCACATGCTCGGTGACATGGCTTCATGGCAAACGGACGGGAACGATGCCGTCCTGGTCGGTACCAATGCACCCTATGGCGCCATCCACCAATTCGGCGGCACCATCCAACGCGCCGCGCGTCCGGCCAATATCCACCTGAAGACGGGTAAGGGCGGCAGCCGGTTCGTCAAAGCCAGTCGTGGGAACGCGCGCTACAAGCGCTCGGTCACAATGCCTTCGTACACGAACACCATCGCTGCTCGTCCGTGGCTCGGTGTCAGTCGCGAGGATGAGAAGGAGCTGCTGGATATCGCCCAGGATCACGTGAGCGGCGCCTTCGAGTGATCATCGCGTAGGAGGCGCTGTGCGCGCCTCCATGCCGGGGCCGCCACACTCGGACGTCATTGGGGACTGCTTGGTGTCTGACACGCCTCTCTGGCGTGTTCGCGGCCAAGAGCGCGCGGGGTCTTAACTGCTGCTTCCTGCAATGTCGCAAGAGTGATCATTTCTTGCGGACCGCGGTCCCAATACATGAGACAGCGGTGCGGGAAAACTGGCGGCATGAACCAGCCCGCCGCCACCCTGCAGATCTTCAAAGCCGGCACGCACGTTGCCGAAGACGGCCGCACGCTGACTTTCAGCGAAGCGGATGTGCAGCAGATCGCCGATAGCTACGATCCGGCACTGCATGAAGCACCCATCGTGGTGGGCCATCCCAAGACCGACGATCCGGCCTATGGCTGGGGCAAAACCCTTCAGGCCAAGGACGGCCTCCTCGTCGCCGAGCCGCACAATGTTGATCCTGCCTTTGCAGAGCTGGTCAACAACGGGCGCTTCAAGAAGATCAGCGCTTCGATCTTCATGCCCGATTCGCCGGGAAATCCGACGCCGGGCAAGTACTACCTGCGCCACATCGGCTTCCTGGGCGCGCAGCCGCCGGCGGTGAAGGGACTCAAGTCAGCCTCGTTCGCTGAGGGCGACGATGCCGCCTGCTTTGCCATGTCGCTGGCCCCACTGGGCTGGACGCTGACGGACCTGTTCCGCCGCTTCCGCGACTGGCTGATCGACACCCAGGGCCTTGAGACGGCCGACCAGGTCATTCCCGACTGGCAGATCCGTGGGATCGAGAGCAGCACACGCGATGACGACGAAGCGCGCAACTCAGCCCTCTTTTCGTCGCCATTGCTCACCCAGTTCCCGCGCAGCGCCATCGGCGCGCCAGCGCCCATCCCGGCAACGCCTCCCACTCGTGAACAGGTCAAATCGGAGATCGACCCCATGTCCCAGCAGAACACCCCGGAGCACGCCCAGCGTCAGCAGCAGCTCGACCAGCAGGCTTCCACCCTGGACGCTCGCGAGAAGGCCCTCGCCGCCCGTGAACAGTCCGCCCGACGCGAAGATGCGGTGGCGTTCGCCGAAGGCCTGGTGAAGGAAGGCAAGCTGCTGCCCCGTCAGCAGCCGGCCGTGGTGGAGCTGCTGCTGGCCCAGCCGAATGGCAAGGAACCGCTGAACTTCGCCGAGGGCGAAACGACGGTGTCCAAGCCGGCCGAGTCGGTCCTGCGCGAGCTGCTGACCAGCCTGCCCAAGGCAGTGGACTTCGGCGAGAAGTCCGGTGGCGACGCACCCAACGCAGCGGCGAACTTCGCCGCGCCCCCGGGCACGCATGTCGATGCTGGCCGCGCGGATCTGTTCAACCAGGCCAAGGCCTACCAGCAGCAGCATCCCGGCACGTCCTGGGCGGCTGCAGTCGCCGCGGTCGGCGGCTGACCTTCCCATCCAGGAGCCCACCATGTCCCAGAACATCGCTCTGCTCACGCTGTCCGTGCTGGCCGCGGCAGCCCTCACCCACAACCGCTTCGTCTCGCCTACCGGTGGAGTCGCCGCTGCTGGCGGCAACGCCTGCGGGGTTGCGCGCTCGGATGCCGCCGTCGGGCAGTTGGCTCCGGTCGACGTCTTGGGCACCACGCAAGTGACCGCAGGTGGCGCAATCGCTGCCGGCGCCGCCCTCCAGGTAGGTGTCGATGGCAAGGCCATCACCGCCGACGCCGGCAAGGTCGTTGCCCGTGCGGCGCCTGGCGCCACGGCCACCGCCGATGGCGATGTCCTTGAAGTGATCCTCATCCCGAACTGACCGGCTAGTGCCGTAGGAGATTTACATGTCTGGACAAATGACCCCCGGCCAGGTTCGCGTCGTTGACCCGATCCTTTCCGAACACGCCCGTGGCTACCGCCAGGCGCAGCTCGTGGCCACCGCGCTGTTCCCCTTCGCCGACGTCGCCGCCTATGGCGGCCAGGTGATCGAGTTCGGCAAGGAATCCTTCAAAATCTACAACGCCAAGCGTGCCCCCGGTGCCAATACCAAGCGCATCCGCTTCGGCTATGAAGGCAAGCCGTACGCCATCGTCCCGAGCGCACTGGAAGCGCCGGTGCCGCGTGAACACATGCGAGATGCGAGCCAAGTGCCGGGGATCAACCTGAGCACCCGGGCCGTGAACATCGTGCTGCGCTCGCTGCTGCTGGAATACGAGGTGGACAGCGCCAAGATCGCCACCAGTGCCGCCAACTACGACAACGACCACAAGGTCGCGCTGGCTGGCAACAACGTGTGGTCCAACGCCGCCTCCAATCCGGCGCAGGATGTGGAAACCGGCAAGGAAGCAGTGCGAGACAGCATTGGCCTGTACCCCAACACCATGTTGCTGTCGGCCAAGGCCTTCAAGCAGCTCAAGCAGCATCCGAAGCTGATCGATCGCTCCGCCAGCACTGGCATTCGCAAGGTCACCCTGGATCTGCTCAAGCAGGTCTTCGAGATCGACAACATTGTCGTCGGCGGCGGTGTGGTTGCTGATGACAATGGCGCCTTTGGTGACGTGTGGGGCACTTCGGCTGTCCTGGCCTACGTCAGCCCCGGTGCCGACGTGAACGCCAACGTGGAAGAGCCCAGCTACGGCTATGGCTACCGCATCGAAGGCATGCCGCTGGTCGAAGTTCCCTACTGGGACAACAGCGCCAAGAGCTGGATCTATGGCGTCAGCAACGATGCCACTCCGGTCCTGGCAGGCATGGCGGCGGGCTATCTGATCAGCGGCGCCGGCAACTGATGAAGGGAGCCGGCGAAGGATCGCCGGCGTAGTTGCCGCTGACCCGTACAACCCAGCGAGCGGCAGCACCAGGCGAACGCGGGCCTGGCCGTGCGGAGCACAGCAGAACCATGCGTGACAGCCGGAGAGCACGGCACCACACCTATTCGGAGAACTCGTCGTGGCCAAGCCCCGCACTGCGCCGCCCAGCGCACCCAAGACCGTCCAGGACGACCAGCCGGCCGACGTGCCAGTCGTCACGGAAGACAAGACTGCCGACGCACCGCCGGCGACGGACGGCTTGGTGCCGGAGCAAGGCCACAGTGAGCTGGAGACCGCCACGTCGGCGGCCTCCGCAGGCGATGGTGCTGCCGTCGACCCGCTGCAGGCTGACCATCCGGCAGCGGACCAGGATGCCGCCATCGACGCGGGTGCTCCGTCGCCGGAAGCCGACATCACCATTGGGGTTGCCGCCGGTGGAGGCGATTCGCCCAATGCACTGGTTTCTGATGGTCTCTGGCTGCCTATGTGCTTTGAAGTACTCAGCCCGTTCAAGCACAACGACGTCGTCGTCAAGCCGCCGGCGTGGATCGAGATGACATGGGAAGAGGCGCAGGCCTACCAGGATGCCGGTGTCCTCGGTGACGACCCGGTCGCCCCGGAAGAGCTGGAGTAACCGGCCGTCATGTCCTACTGCACGCTCGCACTGCTGTCGGCGGCCAAGCTTGCCCAGGAGCTGGCGCAGGTGGCCACGCCGGAGCGCTATCCGATTGTGGACGATGCGCTGATGGATGCCACGCTGCTCGGCAGTGATCGCAGCGCATTCGACCCGGCCGACGTGGCGATCGCCGATGAGGCGGCCGCGCACGTGCAGCGCGCCCTGGACGATGCCGATGGCGTGATCAACGGCTACCTGGTCATGCGCAAGCCCAAGCCCTATCCGGTACCGCTGCCAGCGCCGGTACCGGGCATCGTGTCCACCTGGGCACGGTGGATTGCGCGCTACCTGCTGCACAAGGATCGAGTCAACACCGAGGAACGCACCGATCCGGTGGTGCGCGACTACAAGGAGGCGCTTGCCTTTCTGGAGAAGGTGCGCAAGGGCGAATTCAGCCTTGGTGAGGATGATCCGCTGCCGGCGCCGAGCAGCGGTGCGCCCGAGGTTTGCGCGCCGCCGCGGGAGTTTAGCCACCGCACCCTGCAGGACTACGGCCGGTGAGCACGCAGCCCTTCGACATCGGGCTGGTGCGCGATCGCATCCGCCAGGGCGTCAGCGAGAAGGAGCTGCGGCAAGTCCAGGGCAGCGCCGACTACGCCGCCGTTACAGCGCTGCGCGACTTCCCCGCGCCGTGCTGCTACGTGCTGCTGGCCCGGGAGATGCCGCTGGAGACCAAAACCGGCGTTTCG